CTATCGAAACAGGTCAAGTTAGAGCAGGAAACGATAGTAATGTTATTCTAAGTAACTGGATTCCGTTGGGATTTGGAAGTACACCAGTATACACTGCAAGTTCAACTGCTCCTAGTATTGATCCAGCAGATGGAACATATTGGTACTATAGTGAAACTGGCGAAGCAGACATCATGATACAAAGTGGCGGAACCTGGAAAGGTTACCAAAACGTTACAACTGACCAACGTGGTTATCCTTTATCAACAACAAGTCCAAACGGACCAATTGTTGCTGCAAGTGCTCCAACAAAGCAAAGTGATGATACTGCTTTGGTCTACGGAGACTTATGGTTATCAACTGCTAACTTAGATGACTATCCACAAATTTACAGATGGGAAAGTGTCGATTCAGTTGATCAATGGGTATTGTTAGATAATACAGATCAAACAACACAAAATGGTATTTTGTTTGCTGATGCACGTTGGGCCGATGATGGGTCAACCGATCCAATCACTGGAGATATTGATACAATTAAAACCTTACTTACAAGTGATTATGTAGATCTAGATAAACCAGATCCTACACTTTATCCTGAAGGTATGCTACTGTTTAACACAAGACGTAGCGGGTTTAATGTAAAGAGCTTTCAAGTTGACTATTTTAATAGCTCAGACTTTCCATTTGCTACATACGGTGCATTGCCTACTGTAACAGATGCATGGGTTACTGCTAGTGGTAACAACGATGACGGTTCACCTAGCATGGGCAGAAAAGCTGTAAGAAAAATTGTTGTAGCGGCTCTTAAAGCAGGAGTAGATGGCACACAAGAACTACGTGAAGAACAAAAGACCTTCAACTTACTGTGTTGTCCAAACTATGAAGAACTAGCTACAAACCTAGTAGCTCTAAACAATGAGCGTAACAACACTGGATTTATTCTAAGTGATGCTCCAATGCGTTTAGCAGATACAGGCACTGATATAACAAATTGGGCAACCAATGCAAACGGCGACGGACTTACAACTGCTGATCCATACTTTGGTGTGTTTTATCCAAGTTGTCAAACCACTGACTTGTCAGGCACTACAGTTGTTGCACCAGCAACACACATGATGCTTAGAACAGTGGTACGCAACGATGATGTTGCTTTTCCATGGTTAGCTCCAGCAGGTACAAGACGCGGTACTGTTGATAATGCTAGTCAGTTAGGTTATGTTAACGCACAAACAGGTGAGTTTACACAAACTGCAATCAGACAAGGTTTAAGAGATACACTATACGAAAACAATATAAATCCAATTACTTTTATTCCTGGATCAGGTATACTTAACTATGGTAATAAAACAACATTTACTGGTAGTTCACTTGATAGAATAAACGTTGCAAGACTTGTAGCATTTATTAGAGGTAGACTAGAAACAATTGGTAAAAACTTTGTTTTTGAGCCAAACGATCAAATCACACGTGATGAAATTAAAAATGCAGTTGAGAGCTTGATGATAGATCTTGTTGCAAAGCGTGGTATCTACGATTACTTGGTTGTTTGTGACGATAGTAACAACACACCAGCAAGAATTGATCGTAACGAACTATATGTTGATGTTGCAATTGAGCCAGTCAAGGCAGTTGAATTCATCTACATACCGGTTAGAATTAAGAACACAGGCGAAATAGCAGCTGGTAATGTAGCCAGTTCAGCCGCAGTTTAAAGCACTTTAAACAACGAAAAATGAGGTTTCGGCCTCATTTTTTTGTGGCCAATTTATGATAAATAATATTGTAATAAGGAGAATTTTAAAATGGCCGTATCATCGCTAACAAGAATGACAGTTCCTTTGGCATCAGACCAATCAAGTCCAACTCAAGGACTGTTAATGCCAAAACTAAAATATCGCTACCGGGTGGTATTTGAAAATCTTGGCGTGTCAACCCCTAGAACAGAACTTACCAAACAGGTAATGACTTTTACTAGACCTACTATAAACTTTGAAGAAATTGAAGTACCAATCTACAACAGTAGGATTTATCTTGCTGGACGTCAAACTTGGGACGCTGTATCAGCAACATTTAGAGATGATGCCGGCGGAAACGTAAGTAGATTGATTGGTGAGCAGATTCAAAAGCAGATGGATACACTAGAACAAGCAAGTGCTAGTTCAGGTATTGATTACAAGTTTGTTACACGTTGTGAAGTACTAGACGGTGGTAACGGCACAAGCACACCAAACGTACTTGAGACATGGGAATTATATGGTTGCTTCTTAGTAAATGCTAACTATGGTGATTTAGATTACGGTTCAAACGATCCTGTAACTATTGAAACATCAATACGTTATGACAACGCAGTACAGACACCACTTGGAACAGGAATTGGATCAACAGTAGGAAGAACACTGGGTGACGTTGTAACTGGCTAATTAAGTTAGAGGAGTAACTTATGGCCTTCGGACAAGACTTTCTCAAAGGATTCTTTGGTACTGATTTTTTAAGAGACTATACTCATGCGAGTAAAACTTTTCGTAGTAATAACTCGGCACTTTCTCCACGTCGTAAATTCCTATTCCATGTAGTTTTTAATCTCAACACACAACAAATTCCTCAACTGCAAAGTATATTTCAAACTCAAGATTTACAAAATCTTAATTTGCTGGTTAAAGAAATTAAGCTACCAACCTATAAGTTTTCTGTTGATACCATGAATCAGTACAATAGAAAACGTAAGGTTCAAACACAAATTGAGTATGATCCAATCACATGCATAATGCACGATGATGCCAGTGACCTAAGCCGTACACTTTGGTATAACTATTTTTCATACTATTACAAGGATGCTAGTCAAAAGTATTTTGATGCCGCAGTTACTAACGGTAGTCTTGGACCAAACGCACAAGGCGTTGATCCAGGAGCAGCTTATCCTTACGGATTTAGAGATATCTACACACAAGACAGAGAAATCAACGACTGGGGATATATTGGTGAAAGTTACATGGACGGTGCCAGAGCTGGAAAGCCGGCTTTCTTTCGTGATATTACTATTTTTGGACTTAATGATGCACAGTGGTGTGCTTACACATTAATTAATCCAATTATAAGTTCGTTTGAACATGATACCTACAACTACGCAGAAGGTGCTGGTATTATGCAAAATACTTTTGTCTTTGATTATGAAACTGTAAAATACTATCATGGAGCATTAACAAAATCAAATCCTGATGGTTCTATACCAAGTTTTGGTAATCCAGCAAACTATGACGAGCGACCTAGTCCTCTTTCAAGACCAGGTAGTGCCGCTACAATATTTGGTCAAGGCGGGCTTATTGATGCCGCAGGTGGTATTATTACCGACCTTAGTGCTGGTAATCTTGCTGGTGTAGTTGGTGCTATACAGAAAGCAGGTACTGCATATGAAACATTTAAAGGCAGAGATCTAAATCAAATACTAGAAGTAGAATCAAAGAACATAGCACGTAGCGAAATCAAATCAACACTACCAGGTGCGGCTAGAGGCGTGTTGTTTCCTAATAAACCAAACATACAAGCAGTTGGCTCTAATGCTCCGGCTACACTTCGTCCGGCAAGTTTAAGTTCCAATGTTACAGGTCCAGTTACTATTAGTGATCAAACTGGGTCAAAACCTAGAACAACAGGACCGTAATGGCTACATTAAATTACACAAACCCTGGCACAGATCCTACAGTAAGAGCATTTGACGAATTCTATAACAGAGAATTGGTTATTGATTCAAATGCGTATGATGTGGTATACAGTTTTTTTGCAAAGATCTTTACTGATGAATTTGCGGCCAAAAACTTTACGCTTTCGGTATTTCAAATAAGTGAAGACACTGGCGAAAGTGTTGAAACCATACTGAGTCAACTTAGCAATCAAAATACCATACAAATAACTGCAACACTAGCCTACTATCTTAATAACAATCGTAGCAATACTACATTACTTGGTGTTTCAAATACTGCTACTCCTAACCAATATGTTGCACGTAACATTTTAATATAGGTGTACTATGTCTAAGTTTCAACAAGGCACGTACACAGTTATGAAACCTCACAAGTATGCAGGCAAAGGTGCTCCAAAGTTTCGCAGTGGATGGGAGCTTGCATTTATGCGTTTCTGTGATAACAACGATCATATTATTACATGGTCAAGCGAATCTCTTGCAATACCTTACATTAACCCTCTAACAGGAAAACCTACACGATATATTCCTGACTTTTTGATACAGTACAGAAACAAAGCAAATCAAGTGGTTACAGAACTTATTGAAATAAAACCAAAAAAACAGAGCATACTTGAGAGCAAAGCCAACAACAGAGATAGAGCAGTAGTTGCACTAAATTATGCAAAATGGGATGCCGCACAAAAATGGTGCAAACGTAATGGACTAACATTTAGAGTCGTAACTGAAGAAGACATATTTCATCAAGGACGCAAGCGTTAATAAGTACCATGAAGACTTGCGAGCTTTGTAATACAGAATTTACGTGTAGCAAAGATTACAACTGCTGGTGTATGGACATGCCTATTGTAAACGTTTCATCTGCATTACGAGATTGCTTGTGTCCAACTTGTTTAAAGGAAGCACATGACAAAAAAATTAGAAGAACTGTTTGACTTGCCCACTGATGAAGGGTTACCTGAAGAGGTAGTACCCGATAACGTTCCAGAAGCAAAACCTGAAAACAATCCTATAATGCAAAACACTCTCAGTGAACTTGATAAAGTACAAGCCGCACTGCCAATGGTACGTGGTTTAGAAGCAAGTGATATCGAAATGGATGAACTTGCAGAAAAAGCAACCAAGGGCTTTGATGATATGATGGATCTTGGTATGAACGTAGACAGTAGATGGGCCAGTGATATCTTTGGAGTAGCCAGTACCATGCTAGGACATGCAATCACTGCGAAAACTGCAAAACTTAACAAAAAATTAAAGATGGTTGATCTACAACTAAAAAAAGCAACCTTAGACCAAAGAGCCAACGCTAACAAAGAAGAAACTGTGGATGGAACTGGCGTTGTTCTTGATAGGAATGCACTACTAGATAGGTTGTTAAACAAAGACAAAGAAGAGAAATGAGCTCTATTCTGCTAAATACTGCATAGAAGGAACATAAGATGAAATCATTTGCACAATACCTTGTAGAAACACGCCAAACATTTGATTACAGGATCAAAATACTTGGCGATGTTGATGCAGAACTAATAAATGGATTGGAAGAAAAACTCCAACAGTTTGATGTTGTAAGTATGACAGAACCAAAGAGTACTCCAATACAAAAAACCTTACCTGACTTTCCAGATGCTAAAAATGATAGTGTTACATTTATGGATGTAACTTTTAACTATCCAGCAACTCCGCCACAGATTACACAGATGGCAGAACTTCTTGGAATGAATCCAAATCATATCATTATACAGACAAAAGAGTATGCTGATAGTGTAGATGAAGAGCGTAAAGGTTATGAAGAGCAACCTGATCCAGTGCTTGGTACTGAAGAAGGTGAACAACCAGAAAACTCTGAAAGCAAAAAAGCCAGTGAATATTATGCTGCCGATCCACATAAAAGACAAATAGTAGGCAATGAATATTCAAGTGATTTCACAATAGCAGGTGGTAAAACGCCTCCAGCAAAGTTTACAACAGATACTCCTAATAGTGTAGACAGTCCTATTATGGGTACTAACAAGATTCCAGTCGTAAAGGCCTCTAATGGTAGTTCGGCTCCGGAGAATCGCAAAAATGGCCCTCCGGGTAAAAACAAATAAAGGAACCGACAATGGACAATATTTACGATACATTAGCCAAACTAAACAAGGTAGCAAATGCACCTAAGATAGTAAAAGAGGATAGTAACGCTCTTATGAAAAAAGGTCTAGAGGACCTTATGAAAAAAACACGTTTTAACAAAGATGCTGACTACAAGCCATTTGGCAAAGATGACAAAGACTACGAAGATGGTCTATCAAAGGATGCCAAGAAGGACAAGATGTTTGATGACATGGCGGCCGCTGATGCAGCCAAAATGAACAAGCAAAGCACTTACACACCATTTAGTGACAAACAGAGTCCAGACGGGTTGCCAGAGAAGAAAAAAGACACCAAGATGTTTGAAAAAGAGTCAGACGTTGAAAGAGATGATCGTGCAGAAAAAGCTGGGCGTGAAGTTGCACATGATGCAAAGTACGATGGTATGAAGCATGCTGGTAAAGATGGTAAAGACGTTACCAAAGATATCG